CGAGCCTGTTCACGAGCCACTCCCATATCTAATAGTTTGTTATATGTCTCTATCACATTGTTCTGTGCGGTTCCCCAATGTATCGAGGCTACCACTTGGTCATCAATAAGTCCGTCGCTAGCCTGTTTATTGTCATCGGATTGTTTACGAAACTCTTTAGGTTCATAGAACTCGTCATAAGGGACATACCTACCACTAATCTCGTTCCAAGCATGGTCTTTGGTGACATGACTTGATGTTGTTTCGATACCAACAACGTGTTTATACCATTGTCTCATCACAAATTCTGGTGCTTTTATAATTACCTGTATTGTTTGATGTCTGAAAGGACTATGATGTTTGTGTTTAATCAGGAATTTTGATAGTTTCCTATCTTTATCCGTGAATTTGTCTGAACGACCACCGAATGATACACGAGCCGCATTGACTGGCGTTAGGTCATCACCTAAAGTGTCAACAACCTCGATGTATCCTTTGTCTAATACATCTAATTTCATATTATAACCTTAATTTTTATATAAATATTATTATCTTTTCAGAAAAGATAATTTTTTTTGTATGTCATCAATCGTGCCTGTGTCGGGTCTCCAATATTCAAGTGGGGTAAGATAATTACTCATTCCTGGCAGTTCTAACTCCAAAGACCTTAATCGTGTGAGATTAACATCTCTGACATTATTTCTCTTACCTGAAATTGTCCATCTGATATCGTAATATAGATATAAAGAACTCTGATTATTAAAGTCATCCTCAGATATTTCGAATATTTGTGCTTTATCATCATTCCCTTTTTTACAAAAATATCTTCTTATCGTACCAACATCATAATCATTTTTAGTTGGTAAATTTTTAGATGGTTTAGGATATGGTTCCCTTTCTAAATTAGCTACATCTTGATACCTGACAAATAAATCTGTCTCCTCAACCTTTTCAATTCGTCTTCGATTCCCAACATCGCTTGGTAGACCTGTCAAATAAACTTTATCCTTATTATTTGTATAATAAATCGTGTATCGCTGATTAGCTTGTACAAAACCCTCGGTATCGTAATACCTAAACTCACGGAAGCCTGTTGTATTATTTCCAATCAATCTTTCCGTATTTTCAGTAATCTGTTCATACTTACTCATTTTTTTCTGCCTCTTGTTCTGCTTTTATTTGGTCTGCTAACTGATTGACCTTTTCTTGTACCGTTGTTTGTTTTCCCTTTTTATTATTCCAAGCTTTATTCGCGTCCTCAACTTCTTTGTTTATCTTTTTCTTTAACTCAGTTGCAGTTGAGGCTTTTTGTGCTTTATTAAATTGCTCGAGCACATCAGCTTTCTCCACCTCTTGAATCTCGGTCTTATAGATGTTCTTAAAAGTAGTTCTCATCTTTCCACCTATCGTTGTCGTCCATTGACTAGAATCGACGGTGTGATTTACCGAGAATATCTGAAATAAAGCCTCGTCTTGATACCTTTTTGGTAGGTAAGTAGAGTGAAAAGATTGAAAAGGAAGTATCCCACCGATACCGTCGATTGATAACTCTATTTCGATTGGTAATAATAAGGGTTTGTCCAATTCACTTGTTTTAGTTTTTACCGTTCTTGTTGAATAGGTTGTATTATAAACTATGCTGTCTATAAATTCTTGTTTCATCCTTCCATTATCATCAAACTTAGCTGAGTATAATTGTTGAAAATCAGATAGTCCACCAAATTTTTCTGGCTTGAGTTTTTTATCACCCGCTACAATATCTCTTAGTAATTTTTTTCGAACATCAGGCTCTAAACTACTTAGTAGTGGTGGTGGTAAAGAATTATTGATATCCTCATCTAAAAAAGTATTTAAACGACCTGCGCTAGCAGCGTTTATTTCTTTGTCCTTTTCCTCTTTTATTTCTTTACTTCTTTTATCAACCAAGTCACGTGTCTTTTCATCTGTAAAATAATCCTTGAGACTTATCTGTAAGTTATCACCTTTATTTCGAAGACCACCTCTATCATATTCTAACTCAGAATCAACACCATACTTCTCAATGTTTGGATTGTGAAAAACAATCTGTAGATTTTCTAAATCACCACCATCGTTTTGACTTTTACCCATACCACCTGCTCCTTGTGCTCCCTCATCATTAGCCTCATTCTCAACCGCACCTTGTGTGTCAATTTTTGGTGCGTTAGCACCATACATCACGGATATCGCCACACTATTTGGTATTGTGCAACTAACGTTTTGGTCTTTCACTATTGAATCGTGTTGCCAAACTGGAAAAAAGAAGACGCCATTATTGTCTACCCTATTTTCTGCCTTATTGTAAATACTTCTATTTAAAGGTTGATTTAGGAGTGGTTTCGATGGTTTAGATGGTATCGGTTTTTCAGTCGCAAAACCATCGACAACTCTAATTCTATGTGATTGAACCCTATCTGGTTGTAGTTGAAAATTCCAAAAACCTATATCCTCGTTGAGTATACCAAACATCCTTGATAAGGCCTCGTATGTTGATAGAGATTCAGCTCCAAATCCCTCTTTAACACCGAAAGCCTCTTTAATTACATCCGTGTGTATCAACATATTTCTGAAAACACCTCTATCTGCCCGTGGTTTACTTAAGATGGTGTCTGGTATGGTTGCGAAGTCATAATCCTGAGAATTAAACGGACTAAAGTTATTTAAATCGTTTACAATACCCGCTAATTCGGTTAATTTTGCGTCATCACCCTTTAAATTTTTTAGTAACGCTTTTAAATCGGCTCTCTCTTGTTCTTCTGCGGTAAAAACATTTGCAAAATCGCTTGAGGACAATGTAAAAAATTTACCTGGTAAAATATACTTGAATGGGTTTACTGTTTGAAACTCCTCATGGTCTTTAATTAGGGTTGGTTCGTATCTATCCCCTAAAAAATCATCTACATAATTCACCGAACGAATCTGAGACTTTTCAATACCTTTCCCACCAATTACAGTCTCAAACTTTGATAATATATTGTCTTCAAACCAACCCCATCTGACCCAAACGTTATTTTTTGTTTTCTTACCGTTCTTCTGAATGATAAATGAGTCCTCAACCCAAATATAATTACCAACGTCGTTTACGCCTTCTCTGGCTCTATCAGCTGTTATTCTTGAACCTGGTCGTCTTACCTGCTCATACAGATACCCATTCAGTAAAAACACAACGTTTTTTAATGTGACATCAGATGGTGTGATATTCTCGTTATCACTTTCTGTCTTTTTCTTTAAGTCATCAGCGGTCTCACCCTTTTTTACACCCAAGCGAACTGTCATGTTTGTTGCTCCCTTAGCCGGCGTTGGTTTCTTTAGAAAATCAACCCCAATGCTTGATAACGTGGTGGTGCAATCAAAACCCCCATCCGACCTTGTATTGAATTCGAAGTTCTTAACGATACCGACAACCATGTCAATATCACCCTTTGCGTTTTGGATAACCTTTCTATTATTCTGATAAGCTGATTTTCTTATACCACTCGGCCCTATGAAACCTCTAACGTTTTGTAATCCTTTATTACCATACACCCAACCCCATTCTACACACACGGTCTTACCAACCGATAAGAAATGTGGGGTTAATCTATCAATATCATCAAATGACCAACAAGTCCAATTCACAGTTGCTTGTCGTAAAGCTTTGTTACCACCAAGAAATTGTGCATCAAGGGATTTGATACCCGGCATGGGTCTTCTAAATTTATTTTCTCCAACAGGATTTAACTTTAATAAATCATCTTGAGAAAAATATGGTCTTGGCCCATAAATTTCATCATAACCTGCAGCTGTGTCAGAGCCGTTTACTAATTCACCACCCATTAGAATTACGGGTTCGTTGAGGCCGGATGTCATCCTAATAAATGTACTTCGTGTGGCTAATTTATCGAGTGATAAACCATCTTGACCACCTATGGTAAGAGTCGAATTTGGGCTATTTCCCTCACGACCTAATATTCTCATTTTTTGAAAAAGTCTAAGTTGAATTTCTCTATCGATTGGTTCTAAAAATTCGGACATTAGTAACCGCCTCCACCACCAGCGGCTCCTCCTCCTCCACCTGTCGAGCCACCGCTTACAGATGATGTTGAATCATCACTCTCGTTTATGTCCTCAAAATCATCGATTATTTTTGTTATATTACCTGGTATCCTAATCAGTTCTCCAGCCTTAAGAGCTATCTTTCCCCTTATACCGTTTGATTTAGCCAATACCCACCATAGCTTTGTATCGCCATAATATTCATTCGCTAAGGAGTCCAACCTTGAACCCTCTTTAGCTAAAATAAAAGTATCGGAGTCCGATATTGGTATGCTTGGATAAAAGGTCGTTGAATATACCCGTAGACCCTCTTTAGATTTTTTGACTTTAGTATTCCTATATCTCATTATAAGTTACTCAATAAACGTGATTTCAAATTCCCAGCGAGTTTATTAGGGTCAACCCTATTAGCAGCTTCACTCAATATTGCTCCTCCTAAATTAGATAAAAAGTCTGGCGATTCGACTTCATAAACCTCTTCACCTATCCACTCAGCTTCATAATGTTTCTGCTTGCTACTCGGTAATCTGTCCCCTATGTATGTAAATGAACAATTAGCTTGTATGTATTTTGGTAACTTTGCGAATGTTGTCTCATAAGTGCCTGTATCTTGAACGGTGTAGGTAAGTGAGGAAATATAGCCTGACGTGTTCTTATACATATCACCGATTGTTAGCTTAGCGAAAGGTGCTATCATACCAAGACCACCGCCTGCACCAGTTGACTCATAACTTGGATAACAAAGACCAGCCAAGTAATTCATCTTAGACCAAAGTGTAATCATTTCCCTATCACTCTGAGGGTAGATGTCGAACGTGAAACTTATCTCACGTTGTGTTCCTTGGTAAACGTAAACACTATCTGGTCTACCAACATATCTTTCTGAAGAATACTCAGGTGAAAAAGTATCTGTAATTCCACTTAATAAAGCTCTAAAAACTATCCTTTTTTGATTAACGACATCATAAAAACTGAAAGGTATAAAATCAATATATTCATATGATGTTCCTTCAAATGAATCCGAACCATAGGGAATAAGGTTGAGTAAGTCAGCACCTCTATTTAAAACGGGCTGTCTACCTTGTACAGCGATTAAGGATTTTTTATCAAGAATTCCAGTCCCAAACGAAAAAGCTTTCGCGGCATCGGCAACTTGACTCGCGATTGCCCCAACCCTCTCTTTTAGACCTGATGTATCTATAAATGATGGTGCACTAATGGAAATATTTATATTAGGTTTTGGTATGTTCGGTAACTTCCTACCTATCGCCTTTAGTCCCCCACCAACAAATGATGCTGCAGCCTGTGCTATTGGGGATAAAGCCTGTGCACCAAACTTTATGACCCTCCTACCTGCTCTTTGTGCTAAATCTGTTATTTGAGGAGCAATCGTATCTTTTATTGTGTTAATATAAGGTTCTACAAGTTGTCCTAAATCAGGAGTATTTATATTCAATTTTGTTACGCCTGGAATGCTAGCTAATGATAAAGAGTTATATTTTTGTAGGTTCTCACTCTCCGCTAATGGGCCGGTTGGAATTGCATCAAACGCCTCATTTTTATATCTAACCGCACCTATAAATGGATTTGGGTTTCTACGTTTTAAGGTTTGCTGTTTTGCTAAAAAACCAACCCCCTTTGGTGTTAGTAAGAACTTAGCTGTCCTCGTGAATGAATTTACCGATGCACCAACGAACTCGTTTGGTGACCTACCTAACACTGCGCCAGCGATATTATCAACGATACCACCAGCGGTATCTAAAAATTGAAGTATGGTGTTATTTTGTGAAAACCTCTCTAAACCATCGAAACCTAATCTATTATCCACTCTTCTAATCACGAAAGGTTGGTCAAATGAAAATTTTGAATTATTTCTCAGTCCTAACTCATCATTATTACTAAGTGCCCTACCATATAGGTTTTGTAAAAAATTATCATCAGTATGTAATTTTAAAAGCTCTGAGTTTCTATCTATAACATATGGTTTACGTGGGTCAAAATTTATGGGTTTATTACCCCTTGAATCAATTATATTATCATTGAATGTCGATGGGTTAGCCCTTTCACCCCTAAAATTATTTTTTTGAAATGATTGTAACCCTAACTCTTCCCTAATCGGTTTTGCTTTATTAGCTTGAGAATAGTTGAAAGGTGGTACAAAGTCACCTTTAGAATCCAAAAATTTATTATTTTTCTTCGCATCCGCGGCACTAGTATTCGGTGATTCCTTTTCGCGGTTCCTATCTGGTTGGTCGAAACTGTTAATCTGTGATAAATCCGATGTTAATTTAACTAATGCCATTATTACTCCGATACAAATCTTGCTACTGTTTCACTTGCTTTTCCACCTCTTTCAGTATTTTTAACGACATCAATTGTCGCCGCCAAAATACCCTTTGAAACCTCCTCTTGGGTCATAGCAGCTTGTGCCACACCCGTCGCACCTGCATTAGCGTTATCCCTTACGAGTCTTGATAACTCTTGTACACTAACACCAACACTATCCGCTAGGGCTTGTCTTTGTATTCTATTCAATTCATTGAATTCTGCTTCACCACCGACCTGTGTCACCACCTCTTCAAGAGCACCAGCCAAATCATTATTTAATGCTAATTGTCTAGCCCTATCAAGGTTTATCTCCCTACCCAATAATACCGAGGCCTCTAATTGACTCTCAATCGATGATTCAAAGTCTAATAATTTATCAGCTATTCCTGTAACGGTTCTGAATTCTATTCCGAGTTTTCTAGCTTGTATTGCCGCTCTAATTAAGTTATCACCACCATCATTTATACTTAACGCCACGGCCTCAGCATTTTCAGCTAATTGTCTAAAGACCGCATCTGGTGCTACACCCTCTAATCTTATCGCCGCTGACACCGTGCTTAATTGTGCTAATAGTGTTTCTCTACTTGCTGAGGTTACCGATTCTTGTATCGCTAATAAATCAGCTATCTGTGATGTCGTTGCTCCTGTCACAAGTTGTGCTCTAGCAAGATTGAATACAAATTTACTTGATGCTTGGTCTATACCACCAAATGTCTCTCTAATAGCATTGAAAGAAGTCTGTGCATCATCCGCCTCTAAACCAAGAACCTGAAGAGCTTTACCAGTGGCTTCAACCCTTAACCTTATTTTAGCTGCTTCGACAGCGCTTACACCAAGACTTGTTCTTGTCTCAGCTAGGGCTTTATTAATTTTACTTAATAAGGTTAAAACAAATACCAAAGCTGCTCCGATAGCTATGACTGGATTTGCTGCTAATACTAAATTAAATGTTTTTGCACCAGCGATAAGCTTTTTAAAACCACCTAATTGTGCGGCCACATTCTTTCTGATTATATTTTGCCCTTGAATCGTCTTTAGTTGTTGTTTAGCAAAATCATTTGAAACGTTTCTTTTTAAGCTTTCTTTTGCTAACAAGTCTTTGTTTATAACAGCAGCGTCTTTGTAAAGACCAAGTTGTTTAGATAGTAAATCTCCACTTTCCTCTTGGATATCCTTCATCTCTTCTAGCTCATTTTTTAATTTTTGAGCTATATCTAAACGTTCTTGAGTTACCTTTTCAATAGACATTAAAGTTTCCTAAGAATTTCTCTTCCCTCATCATCAATATCGATTCCCTTAGCCTTTAAATCCTTTTCAACTTTATCCCTTAATTTAACGAGGGTAGCGTAGTTCTTAGCAAAGGTCTTATCTTTTTTGGATAATTTTTTGATAGCATCACTTTGTGCTTTTTTTGCGGCATTGGCAAAAATCTTGTCTAAAAAACTCTCTATGATTTCAGGTTTAAGATTTTTGTATTTAGACATAGTAATCTCCGATTAATTAAAACACTTCAATAATAAATATTACTTTTTACTAAAAGATGACCTCATCTTAGAAGTCTCCTTTTTAATCTCCTTAGCCTCTTCTTGATAATACTTATTTAATCTATTGAGATAAAAACTTCTCAGATATACTGGTAGGTTGTATAATTCACTAAAGGTAAAACCACCTTTTGAATTAATCATAAGTTGGAATATTTGTTCGTGTAGGTCTCGCCTATATGTTGGCGGTAGGCCAAAAAAATCGGAGGGTGACTGGAATTGTCACCTCTATCTCCTCCCCATTGACATCTTTAACATTTGCGGTCATGTCAATGTCTGGTTGTATTTCTTGAATATATTTTCTTAGAGCCAATGAGTCTACAGATAAAAATTCGTTATCAACAAACTTATTTATGAATGAAGCCTCTGTTTTACCGTCAACAGAAATAATTGTCTTTTTGAATCTGGTCGTTAGGTCTGTTGACACCGCCTCGTTAACTTTTTTCATGGCTTTGACCTCTTCATCAATCGCAGCCTCATCGTGACCATTTGGTAATTTAAACTTTATCTCTCTTTTTGAGTTTGGTAGTTTAAAATCAAACTCATTCATACCCTTAGTATGTTTACTTAGGTCTACCTTTTTATTTGATAATTCCGTTAAATCTACTGATTGTTCAACACCACCATACTCAAAGTTATATTCTTTTCCGTATGCTAATATTCTAGTAGCGACCATTATCGCATTTTTATCACCAGTAAGTAAGTCGTTTACATTTATTGACTTGTCTACTATAAGTGCTTCCAATAGTTTGTCTATTACTATGCCTTGACGGATTAAATTTTCTGAGGATAATATATCCTCTTCTTTTGCCGTCATATATTTTATCTCGACCTTACCTGATGATAGGGGGTGTCCATTGACATAGAAATGACCTTTTGATGGAAGTTCTACTACCTCGGTAGGGAACTTGTAATCAGCCATTATTTTCTACTCCTTTGAATAATTTTAAAACCAATTATAATTATAACCTTTAATCACTTAAAACAAATTTATTTTGACGGCATCATCTTTTCTTTGATTGGTTTAAGAACTGCGTCAAACAAGATGTCATCATATTTTGTTGGTGTAAGTTTAACAATCTTTTCGATTGCGTAAAAAGCTACTAAAACGTACTCCCAATTTGCTGCTAACCATTCAGTCATTTTATTCTCCTTAGAATTGTAAGATTGCGTAATCGTATTGTAGGGTCAATATTATCTCGGCTGGGTCACTTGTAGCATAATCCATATCACCAAAGTTTGCATTTTGAATGTATGTGCCTTTTAATAACCATTCTTCAACCACATCACCAACTGGCCCTAATAAATTAAAGGTTATATCTTTCTTATAAAAATCTGAATACCCATCTCTACCTGTAACAGACTCGTGACCTAAACGAATCCATTCTAACACAGACTGTGCTCCACTTGGAACTATCGGGTCATAAAGTGTGATGTCAATCGGCTGCCATGCTGCTTTACCTTTGACATATCTTTTTACATTTATATGGTCTAATACTATCTCCTCAAACTGAAGCTGAGGTCTGTTCATCGCCCTTATAAGATACGCTGGTATTCCATCAATGTACATAATGAACCTATTTTTAGTTTTAGGTTCAAAGGGGGTAAACATTATTTCATTAGGGTCTAATGTAGCCATTCATTGTCTCCAATAATCATTACTTTGATACTCACTAATAAATATCAATCTAAAAAATTTTCGACAAAAACGGCAAAACAAAAAACCCCATCGTAAAATGGGGCTTAATGTTTTTTCTATTTAGTAATTAATTACTCAGGAAATGAAGCGCCTGTTGGTTGAACCACGAAGTCTAACACGATAAACTCAGCTGTTCTTGTAGGTTGAATGAATATCTGACCTACCAACTGATTTCTATCAACAACATCCGGCGTGTTATTCGTGTCATCCATCACCACCCTAAACGCACTCAATCCACTATTAGATTGTACCGACTCTAAGAAAGGATTCACAATATTTAGGAATCTGTTTCTTGTCGCCTGTGTATTCTGTTCGAATACCAAGAATCTTGATGTAGAAGCGATAAACTTACGTAATCTGATTAATAGTCTTCTAATGTTGATTCTATCTAATGCGGATGGTTTAGATTGTAATGTTTTCTGTCCAAACACCACCACGTTCTGATTTGGGAATGAAGCGATTGGGTTTATTCTTGCCTCATACAAATCATCACGTTCTGCGTGGGTTAACCTTGTTTTAGCTTGTAATACATTGGTCAATCCACCCCTTGTTAAACCAGCTGGTGCGAACCACTCATGTGCCACACTATCGTTGAAACTATAAACACCAGGTAGAACAGTTGATGGGGGAACCCATACTGGACTATCGGTGCTTGTGTCAACAATCTGTACCCATGGATAGTAGACTGCCGCATAATTCGTGTCAAGATTGATTATTACATTTTTCACCGTCTCAATCGTGTCACTCCAACCTGTCGCATCCATAATATAAAATGCGTCTGCTCTAGATTCCATCTTTGATATCGCGTGGTTTGTTACAGTTGAGTGTAAACCATGTATAACGCCTGGTATAGCTAATAAGTTTATATCTACCTCATCAGGATTAGATATTGTATTTATAGCCCTCTTAAACGCAACTGAACCACTAGCGGTGGTTGACGAGAGGTCAAATCCTTGTGTATTTGTATTTACAATATCGGTGCCTGTCTTTGAATCAATCGCTGGATTCTTACCATCAAAACCAAACTGTAAAGGTACAATGAATTTTCTCTGTTGTAGAGCCGAGTTAGTTAACGTTATCGTCTCGGTGCTGTCCGCAAATGTTGATACTCCTATTTCTGAAGCTTCAGTTGTTCCAACTTGGTTTTCAAGAGCAAAAATTACATTACTACCTGTAGTAGCTGCTGATGGTATTGGTGATAAGTATTGTCTTGATATCTCATTAGAAAAGTCATGTCCGTAGAAGATATTTGGGTCGTACACATTAGCCGAGGTTAACTGATTAGATTGGGTGACTGCCGTTGGTACGTTTGTTCCACCCGGCACAGGATTTTGTAGCTCTCCATATCCCATAGGAACTAATGCTTTATTCAACTTAAATTGACCATCTTTAACAAGGTTCTTAAAATCACCAACTCTAATATGCTTACTGATATTTGGAAATGTACCGTACTCAGTCTTTTTACCATTGTCATCAATAATTGAATATCTATCTCCTATTCTTCTAGCAAAGAAGTTTGGTGATAATGGGTCAAAGGTGAGTTTCTCAAAGTTCTCTAATATCGTATCATCATCAGTGCCATTTGGATTATGAACCCTTACCTGTATTGAGAATGTTCCAAAGTCCGAACCTGCAACATCATCTGCTCTGATAATATCTAAAATGGCTATCTTAAATTTAGAGTTAACATCCGTACCATGACTTCTTGTATAGACTCTAAATAAATCTTCCCTACCACTTGATAGATTTTGTGATTGAATAAATGGTGTTCTAGCAAATTGAAAGTCTTTATTTCCAGTCCACGTTGTATCTGAAGCGTCACCACCATCGTCTGTTAGGTTAGTGCCACTCTGAAAATCTAAACCATCATTTGTTATAGCTATAGATGCTGACATAGTGGATAGGGAAACACCTGTCTCACTTACAACATCAAACGGTCTTGTTTTAAAATTTCTATAGAGATAAACATCCCCATCGGCACCATTTATTTTTGTTGATAATGGATTGGAACTAAAAACCTTACCAACATAGTTATCGACAGTGCTACCTGTATCAAATGATAATGAATATGTTCTTTCGGTTATGTTACTACCACTTACAATCAAACTAAATGACGTTGCCGTACTGTTTGTTGCGGTTAGTTTAGATTTTGATAGGTCACCACCACCACTCGAACCGAGTGAGGGTGCCAAGACTGCTATTGACTGAGTAAATTCTGAATAACCAGAACCACTACTTGCTATTCTAAGTTCTATCGTATCTGCTACGTATCCTCCGATACCTAACACTCTGACTATTGTTACCACACCAGCGCTTTTTAAATACTCCTCCGCTGCGTATGGGGTGTAAAATCTTGGGTCTAATGAACCAAATATTTCTTCAAATTCTTGAAAGTTTGTGATTTGTGTTGGTGTGAAAGCAGGGCCTTTCTCGGTAGGCCCGATGATAGCTGCACCTATTTCACTTATGCCTTGGGGTAAAAAAGATAAATCCTTTTCTCTTGTAAATACACCAGGCGAGACGATTCTTTCAGCCATCGGTAATCTCCTAATTAGTTGATATTAATATTTGTCTTCTATAAATATAAAAAAATATCCTAAAAACATCTTTTAGGACACTTTTTTTAGTTAGTAGGTGTAAAAACTCCTGTCTCAGGGTCTAATTGTCCAGCGCCGTATTTATCATTCAATGTTTTTACTAATCCCTGCTCCCTACCTTGTATTGAAATGTACTCTTGTTCTAATTCAGATTGACGATTCTGTAACTCCGCTAGTTGTTGATTCAGTAAAAGTCTCTGAACGTGAACCTGTCCTAACTCAACCTGTTTTTGCGAATAGTCTTCTTGTAAAGATTTTAATTCCTTTAACTCGTCATCGTTGAATTTTATTTTCTCTGCCATACTATTCTGCTTTTATAAAAACACCACGTTGTAAATCAACCGAACCAGCACCATATTTTTGATTTATTTTTTGTGATATTTCAATTTCTTTTTGGGTTTTTTGTACGTATTGTTGTTTTAGATTATCCTCTTCAGCCTCTAACTGAATTTTTCTAATCTTCAAGTTACCAAATGCACTCTGTATTTGTGTGGATAACTGAAAAACCTCTTTGAGTTGTTCTACTTCACTCTCCGATAAGGATATCTCATTGTTTTGAACGTCATCAGACATATTAAGCTCCTATAACTTTTGTTTAGATAAATATCTTTTTATTTTTTAAAATTAAATTTTTTTATACTTCTATAACCTTGTATAAACGACCTGAAGAATCAGAACCACTTAGTTCGGTCATCTTAGCGGATGCGGATGCCTCCGTGCTATATTCCCATATCTGTTCACCGCTACCACTAAATCTAGCAACGTAAAAATTTCTACTTGCCCACCATGGGTCACTACCAGTCGGTGCTGGTTTTAATTGTTTTACGACTCTATATGGCATAATTTATCTCCATTTGTAATAAATATATCATATATACATTTCCTTTAAATGATTGACCCTTAATTCTGGTAATATTGTCGGTTTAACACCGCATTTTTCCCAAACATCAAGACAGAATGTAGCATCCTCCGATACATTCTCACTATGGTCACCGATTGTAACCATTCTTTGTCTAAAATAAGGATATTCTAACTGCCTTATGATATTCGAAGAAACTTTTGTGAATCCAAATCCACAATAGCTAGCCTCAAAAGGTTCATCCCTCTGTCTAATCTCATCCTGATGATAAAATTTCATGTGTAGGTTTGATTCAAAGTAATCCTCGTCCCAATCTGCTATCATGGCTAATCCACTCAACTCTTTTATGTACCAACCGCTACAAAAATCATGACCGCTCTCTAACAACGTACATAATTGTTGATAATTAAATTGTTGGTCTGCGTCAATCCACACTAAATTATCAAATCTATCTATTAATTTTGTCGGATTAGAGTAACCACCACCATCCGTACATAACCAATTTCTAGCATCCACGTGTGTTCTACCGACGACCGTGAAAATCTCACCATCTAGTTGACGACACCAATCTTGAAGATGTAAGAACTGTGGTAACAATCTACCACTTATCGTATTATAAATAGGAATGAGAAAAGCGTACTTCATAAAACCTCTTTTATATAAGTATTAATTATTTTTCTAAGGCTTCCATTCTTTTTTTGAGGTCATTATTTTCTGCTGATAACTCTTGAATTGCTTTTACAAGTGTTGGTACAAACCTTTCGTATGCTAAACCTTGTTGGGTTGTATTTTCATCTATCTGCACAATTTCATTGTTTTCACTAAACCCTAAATCTTGGAGAACTTCACCAACTTCTTGTGCGATAAAACCGAGTCTTGTTTTTTCTTTCTGTTCTTCTTCTAAAAGTCTTGGTGGTGTATCATTTATATACCAAGACATTTTTGTTTTTAGACTATCATCATACTCAGTAACTTCTTTTTTTCTATAAGTAACTGGTCTTAATTTATTAATAAAGTTCAACCCTAAGTCTGAGTCTTCAATATCTTTTTTGATTCTTCTATCTGATGTATTGATGGTTGATGTTCCAGCAAACAACTGAGCTCCTTGGTCATCTGCGAGATATAATCTTGTTGTACTACCATTACCAATCACCGCATAGTTATCACCTTGTCCAGCGACACCATATCCGATTACGATTTGATTTACTGCTCCGGCCGCACTTGGGTCACTTTGACTTCCAATAATAGTATTATTAGTTCCACTTGTGATAACATCACCAGCTTCACTACCAACACAAGTGGTGTTAGTATCACCAGATGCATTAAGATTTGCACCAGCTTCTTTTCCGATTAGTGTGGCGTGTGAGGCAGCGGAATGTAAATCATATCCAGCTTGATAACCTAAGCAAGTGTTGTGGTCACCTGTTGATACAAGTCTTCCTGCTCCACCTCCAACAAATGTGTTTGCATCACCACTGGTTAATGCGGCTCCTGCACTAGAACCGATTAAAACAAGACCATCTCTTGTGTTATTAGCTGCTCCCGCGGAATGACCTATGATTACACAATCTGCACCTGAAGTCATAGCGACACCAGCTTCCCTACCGATGATTACATTTGATGCACCTGTTACCGCCTCACCTGCTCTTGCTCCAATAAAAGTATTGTTTTCAGACGTAGAGTTTGAATAACCTGCTCTGTATCCTACCGCAGTGTTAGAACCGTGTCCGTCAGAGCCGGGATTAAAAGTATACATACATTGATAACCGACAGCCGTGTTAAAATCACCGACATCCATACCATCATATAGTGCTGCGAATCCTACAGCTGTATTTGCTTGTCCGCTAGTCAAATTACCTAAAGCAAAAGCACCCACCGCTACCGTACCATTAGCATCACCGCTAGTAACCGCTGTACAAGCATCTCTACCTATAGCCACTATTTCATTGACGGTTGCGGTATCAGTTGAATTCAATGCGTACATACCTATCGCTACGTTGTATGACATTGCGCCACCATTACCACCAGTTCCAGCTTCAAAACCTATCATCACATTATAATCGTTAGCTGCGTTATTTGCGTTAGCCATAGCACTATATCCGATAACAACATTTCCATCTTCACCATCATCGGCCGCACCCATAGCGCTGTAACCTATCGCAACGTTTCTATCATTTTCTGCTGCCGCATCCAATGCAAAAGTACCAATAGCAACATTACTATTACTATTACCTGCTAATGCCTTACCAGCTTGATAACCTAATGCAGTGTTATAGCTAGCATTGGCGCCCATAGCACCACTCATAGCTTCATAACCAACTCCAGTATTACTTGCGCCAGCTGTCAATCCTTCTAAAGCCTTATATCCTATCGCCACAGTTCCGTTTGCAGCAGTTGTTATGTTACCGTTTTGAGCTGCTCCTCTTCCTATTATAACGGCGTCGTGAACACCTGTTGTGGTCTGACCTGCTCCATCACCAATGATTACATTTTCATCACCATCGCTTAAAGCAGTAGCTGCTTCTTTTCCTATTATTGTGTTAGCTTCTCCTGTGGTCACGGCATCACCTGCTAAACCACCGACAATAGTGTTAGCATTACCTGTGTTGATACTTCTACCCGCAGAATCTCCAATCGCAGTATTATAAACACCCTCTGTTAAATCAAGTAAAGCTCTCATACCAACCGCCACGTTGTCGTCACCAGTTGTTAATGCACTCAATGCTTGATATCCAATACCGACATTATCAGTTGCATCGTTCATAGATGCATCAGCTACACTCTCACCTATAAAGACGTTAAAGTTTGAACCAGCATCTATATTATCTCCAGCGTTTTTACCAAATACCGTATTAGACGTACCACTATCGTTGTTACTCAAACTAATGTTTGATTCTAGATTAAGTTTCATTCTAACACTATTATTAGCTCCAAAAATAAGATTGCTATTTTCATAGTTCCAAACATAAGCGTTACCCTCTGTAGCAAATCCGACAACAAAACCATCACTTGCTGAATCATTATCTTGTGGAAAGTGTATATAAGAGTTCTGACCACTACCTGATACGACCAACGGATATCTTGGATTATTTGTGCCGATGCCCACGTTGCCACCGTAAGGATTTATAGCTATGGTTTTACCAGCTTGTGATGAATTATCATCTGATGCATCAATTACACCTTGTATATATCCAGCACTACTACCCAATCCACCAAAAAACATACCATCATCTGATTCGTCAGTCCTATATCTTACTCTTAGCGTAGCTCTATCAACCGATTGGTCAAGATTATCAGCATTAGTTGCACCTGGTGCGTCTATATCTAATGTTGCAAAAGCGGGTGTGGCACCAACACCAATACCAATCCTATTATTACCACCATCAACAAAAAACATATGAGTATTATCATTACTCTCAACCCTAAAATCTTGGTCAGCAGAATCCTCATTAAAAACTATGTTACCACCATCAACCGTTAGTGTCCCATCTATGTCGGTATTATCAAGATTGGTTGTGCCATCTACATCAACATTACCAGGCACCACAACTGAACCGAATGAACCAGTTGATGTAGCTGAACCGCTTATGGTGTTACCTAAGAAATCATGAACGTCATCGCTACTATTACCAAACTGAGTTGAACCGCTTGTGAATAATATGGAAGCTGACTCAAACTCGGTGTGAACCTCCTGCGCTGTTAGAGTGCCACCAACGGCTAAATCACCTGTGACCGTACCACCTGCGAATGTTGGTGAATCGGTCGTCTTAACACCTTGATTTACCCTTCCCTCGTTTACAGTCACCCTTGACGCTAGTGATGAACTGACCGCTGTTGATGAACCACTAATAGTTGTCCTATCTAAACTTCTAATCACATCAGCATTGTCACCAAGTGAACCGCTTATATCTGTGGCTATCTGAGCTGAGCTAGTAACCACATTAGCCACCTTAGCCCCTAAATGCTCTTTGGAAAATGAACCGCTTATATCTGCAGCTAATTGAGCGGAACCCGATACGAGTGTCTTACTCGTCGTCCCACCCTCGACTAACGTCACCCTTGATGAGAATGATGAACTCTCGGCGGTATCGGAACCACTAATCGAAGCCTTAAGACCATCCGATATAATTTTTTCTGTGAGTTTAGTTAATGCCATTTATTTTCTCTTTACCTATAAATATTATTTTTCTAACTCTTCAATTTTTTGTTGAAGTTCATTTACCTTTGATGAAAGTTCTTGGATAGACTTTAACAATATCGGTGTTAATCCAGCATAGTTTAACCCTTTATATGTTGTTTCCTCTGTATCTCTTGTTGTGCCATCATATATGAGTTCTGGAAAATGTGGTTCAACCTCTTGAGCTATCAGTCCAATATGTTTCTTTTCTATCCCCTCCTCAACATCTTCTTTCCACTCAAACTTTACTGGCTTTATCTCATCTAAAACATCTAGTACATCAGGTATCTTTTCTATATTTGTTTTTAATCTTATATCAGAGCCTTCGGTTAAGTTTCCATCAATGCTAACATTTCCACTCGTATCTAAAGTAAATCTTGAGTTTTCACTTGTACCACCATCATTAGCCGCCGTTGCGAGTGAATATGCTTGTGAATAAAATGCTTTTATTGAGTTACCATCAGCTGATAATATAGTATTGAAAAAAGTACCACTATTACCATCTTGTAATCTTAAACCTAAAGATGGATTTGTACCCGTAACAGTAAGAGCTGGTGTAAAACCTGCTGAACTACCACTTGGCCCAACACAAAGGTTACCAGTAGATGTTAATCTCATCCTCTCTCTAGAAGCACCACCACTTCTTGTATTGAATTGCATGTGACCAGTATCTGCATCTGGTGAAACTGGTAAGAGAGCCGCTCTATCCCTATCTCCATCAGATAAACATAAACCAGTAGTACCTTGAACATGGAGAGCTCTCTGTGCTGAAGCACTTCCTCCGACGGTTACACCATCATTATTTATATTTACCATTTGTGTTCGTTGAGCCGCATTAGTAGATGTAAACATCCTTATACTACTCGTATTAGCATCATGATTATCGGTCACCAATAATATTTTGGATAATTCAAGTCCATCCTTATCCAATCCAACTATACCACCTGCAACACCATTTGTTGTGCTAAGATTTCTAAAATCTATACATAAAGCGGTGTCTTGACCAGTATGGTCTGTGGTGTCGTTTGTACCGACTATTAACTCCGCAGGGACTGAATTGGTTTGTAGTTTCATTGTATCTCTTAAATCGAGACCAGCATCTGGACTATCTGTGCCGATACCCACGTCACCATCTGAGGTTATTCTCATTTTTTCAGAACCATCTAATTGAAATGATATAATCGTATTAGCTAGTTTATTTTGAACATCAGCTCCTATCTCTAAACCACCCACAGAACTATTAGCATTTATAGCACAAGATGTTCCTGCTGCGTGATTCATATCTTGTAATATTATATTAGGTTCATTAGCTCGTATATGTAAGGATGATGATGGTAAACCAGTAGCACTATCTACTAGAATACCAACCTTGCCCTCTTTCATAACAAATTCCCCACCTTCACCTAATTCTAAAGTTCTATTATCAGGGTCTGCAGTGATTGCAAATGTTCTACCAGCACCACCGTTAGTCAAAGTTCTTATTTTTATTGCAACATTTTCACCGTTAGTGCTTGACTCTACTTTCAATTTTGCGTCGGGTTGTGTCGTGCCGATGCCAACTTGCCCCGAACCACTTATAAACATCATACTTGTGGCACTATCACCAGTAAAATTAAGAATATTTAATGCATGTGAAGAGACTGCTCTTATGGAGAATAGGTCATCGTGGTCATCACCTTGGTCTGATTGTAATTTTAATTCTGGTTCACCACCCTCATTACTGGCTTTTATTCTAATTGATGGACTTGAACCCTCTACGTGTAATTTTTCATTCGGGTTATCTGTGCCGATTCCCACGTTGCCTGCATTCGTCGCACCACCAATAACCATTCTTGTAGAACCATCGACTGAAAAGAAAAGATATTCATTTCCACTATTATAGAATCCACCTATGTGACCGATATCATTATCACTTGTAGAACCAAACTGTATTCTTGACGAGTTACCATCTGGTGATAAAACTGATATTCCGGCATCACCATTATTTTCTACAACAAGTTCATCCGCACTACCACCAGCTGTTACTGAACCAGCAGTAGCAGAGTGAATATGTACCTTTCCGTCTGGATTATTTGTGCCGATACCAACGTTGCCTCCATTAAATGTAGTTACACCAGTGCCTTTGGTAACGATTGAACCAAACGAACCTGTTGAAGTGATTGAACCACTTATCGTGTTACCTTTAAAATCATGTACATCATCACTACTGTTACCAAATTGGGTTGAACCACTTGTAAATAGGATTGATGCACTTTCAAATTCCGTATGAACCTCTTGTGCCGTTAATGTTCCTCCTACAGCAAAATCTCCTGTGACTGTTCCGCCTGCAAATGTTGGTGAATCGGATGTGCCAACTCTTTGGTTTCCGAAAGAACCGCTTATATCAGCTGATAATTGTGCGGAGCTTGTGACAACGTTAGCTACCTTTGCTCCCAAATGTTCCTTTGAGAATGAACCACTTATATCAGCTGCCAATTGTGCAGAGCTAGTAACCACATTAGCTACCTTATCCCCTAAATGTTCCTTTGAGAATGAACCACTAATAGCATCCCTTGTTAAAGTTCTTATCACCGCAGCGTTAGAACCTAAAGAACCGCTTATGTCTGTCGCTAATTGTGCGGAACCACTAACCATCCCATCAAATATAGCAGCCTTAACCGTTTGTGCGCTGAAATCCGTGTTTATCTTACTACCGCTTATATTAGCGGTCGATTTTACCATACTATCAACTATGATGCTTGACTCAACAAATTGTGATGAACCTGCTAACACACCATGAAACTGAACACCGCTCTCAGGTGCTTCCGAAAAATTAATTGTTGAGCCAGTAACCGAGTAAGCGGATGATGGTATCTGCACCACACCATCAAGAACAACGGTTAGGTTTGACGCATCAGGTAACACATCGGTTCCACCGACCTGTAAGGTAAATGAAACATCGCTTCCATCAAAGCCCGAGCTGATATCATCGATTACCTCGAAAAATCCTGTGTTTGTTACTGGTCTTCCTAAATATGGCATTTACTCTCTCTTTGCATTATAAATATTACTTTTCTAATTCTTCAATTGTTTTTTATTTTACTAACCAAAGTTGTATTGAGTCAGACACATCTTTCATTTTAATCCAACGACTACCCGTCGCCTGACCTGTTCTAACTTTTATTTTACCCATTAAACCGATAGTGTCCCATTCTCCTCTACCTCTTCTTGTTGTGTAATCTCTTGTCTCATCATAGTCATCTGCTAGTTGAGACTCTTCCTTATTGTAATAGTGTGCATTTGATGGAATAGAACCACCATATGGAACACCACGTTCACTTGAACCACTTGGTATATTACTTAGGAAACTACCTGTGTAAGCGATTTCTGTTCGAAAGGTTTTTTGTACTACCTCACCATTACCACGTGTGAAATCATAAGACCAACTAACCATTGGTATCAATTTTGGTATTTTTCTGTCCCATTCATCCGTTTTCCATTTACCTTGCCAGGCTAATGGATTATCACCTATGACACCAGGTCTTGCTGAAACAACACCAATCGGTTCTTCACTACCTGAAGCGACTCTTATCTTATCACCACTTGACCCAAACACCACGCTATAACCAACTCTGTCTTCCTCGCCTGTGTTACCATCCTCCCACTCAAACATCTCAGCGTAGTCATAACCAGTTATACTTGTCGAACCATCGGCGTGTATATCACCATCCTCATCGATAAGAACCACAGCTGGTGAAGCATCACCCCTCCTAACCCTAAATATGTAAGCAGTTCCATTCGAATTTATGTTGCCGGCATTCGTTCCTGACAAAGCATAAGCGAAGAACTGAAATCCCTTATCAACTGCAGTTCCATTAGATGGGGTGTCATATACTGTGCTAAAGTTAGATAAAGCTAAACCTCTCTCCCCCTCAGAAAAACCTTGAAGGTTAAGACCACCCTCAGCATTCGAATACTTTCGCATATCGACAAATGTATCATTTGCAACTAAAGACGTAAAACTGTGTGCTACATCACTATTCTTTATTGTGATATGGCCTGTATCATTAGCACCATGATTTACAGTCAATCGACCATCAGGATTGTCATCACCGATGCCGACATCTCCTGTATTCGCGATTCTGATTGTCTCAGCGGCATTAACGACAAATCTCATACTGTTATCATTGTGGTCGTAATCTACCTGACCGATTTCACTAGAACCAGCATCACCAAAGTTTAGAATTGAGTTTCTATTTGCATCACTCGCTTTTATAAGTACATTAGCGTTAACTGTATCATCTTCGAATACTGCTATTGCATGTCCACCCCCATTACCCTTTACATGAAGTAAAGCATCATTAACATTAGCAGTTGTGCCGATACCGACTTGGCCTTCTTGAGTAATTCGCATTAGTTCTGCATAAGCACTTCCATTATAGTTTTGAAATACAAAATCACCTTGACCATTTGAACCATCTTGTGCATACCCAAAAAAGGCTTCCATAGAACCGTGACTTCTAAATCTTATTAGTCCTGCAGAGTCATTGGCATTTGGAAAATCTATCGTAATAGCTGAATTTATGTGGTTTCCAGAAGCGGGAGTATAGGTATTAGTTCCTCCAGTATGTACGCCTAAACTTGAATACTGAATCTGACCATCTTTGATTGATATACCACCCGCTTGAGAACTACCTGATGCGGTTGTTATGACTCCAGTTGATTTAATACGCATTCGTTCAGTTACACCACTACCACCATTTGTGTAAAATAATATATTTCCTTTTGATGTGCTATCATCTCTCTGCGTCTGTATTAATGCAGTATTGTTATCGTGGTCATAAAAAGCAATAGAACCAACCGCTACATCATTAGCAATACTATGACCTTGTAGTTGTAAAACGCCATAATTATTAGCTCCCGCGTCATCTACTGAGGATATTAAAAGATGTCCTCTATCATTACCAAAATCTTGTGGGAATGACGTAGCCTTAATAGCAACTCTACCATCAGATTCAATACGCATTCTTTCAGCTACAGTTCCTGCCGCGGCTGTAGCAAAACCAATCCTACCATCATCCTTATTACTTGTATCCGTACCTGTAAACATACTGATTCGTGCTACGTTTGTCTCATTCCAATTAGCATCTATGAAAGCAATATTGTCCGCCGCTGATGAAATATTTGAATCAAATACTAAATTATTTCTTGTGTTTCCTGTGCTTTTTAGGTAGATACCCTCCGTACTAGCATCCGTGTGTATGTGTAGTCCACCAGATACGGGTGTAGCTGTGCCGATGCCCACATTTCCAGAAGTATCTAACGTTGCTCTTATAGTTCCATCTGTAACTAATCTTAATGGATGGTCTGTTTGTGTACCAACATAACCTTGGTCATCTAAAGCTCTTAGCATAGTAGTTACAGTATTCGTTGTATCTGTGACTGCTATTTGTGGGTTAGTAGCATCTGCAACTTCTAACTTATATGCTGGATTATCTGTGCCGATACCCACGTTGCCATTAGTTAAATTAAAAGTCATCATAGTACCAGCATCACCATCACCACTATCTGCATCATTTCTACCCTCAAAGAAAAACGCATCACCACCACCAGCTAATCTAAAAATCTTAGAATCAGTACCACCACCAGTATCCTTAAAGGTTAGTGTTGGTGAGGTGCTACTAGCTATTGTTAATTGACCTGTTGGACTATCTGTGCCGATACCTACGTCGCCACCCATAAATGTAGTTACACCAGTGCCTTTGGTAACGATTGAACCAAACGAACCTGTTGAAGTAACCGAACCACTAATCGTGTTACCTTTAAAATCATGAACGTCATCACTACTGTTGCCGAATTGGGTTGAACCGCTTGTGAATAAAATTGATGCGGATTCAAACTCGGTGTGAACCTCTTGCGCTGTCAACGTTCCACCGACCGCAAAATCACCAGTTATTGTACCAGCCGCGAATGTCGGCGATGCATCCGTGGTTAGGTCTTGATTTACGTTTGAGTTCTCCTCCACCGTTAAAGTTTTAGATGCCCCACTAAAAGTTATCGTACCATCGTTTCCATCGCCTACGGTGAGACTTTCATTTAAGGTTATGGTTCTTGCCGCACCTACTGCATTTACCGTAACATTATTGTTTTGTGTTGTGAATGTGCCTGCTGTAGTTAAATCCCCACCAAGAGTCAAAGTATTTGAACCAAATAGCGCATTAGCTTGGTGTGTCTGTAACCTACCAATCGAACCTGTTGAGATTGATGAAGCGCTGATACTACGATTAAATGTAGCATCACCTGCCTCTGACATATCTAATGTTAATGCGGTTATCGTTGCTGAATCGTCAACACCTTTTAAAAGTATATCGTTATTATTACTTATGGATTTTATTACTAAGTCAGAAGATACTCTACTTAATCTACCAAATTCTGTTCCGTCATCTTTTAATTTGATATCCGCACCATTAGCATCAAATATAATATCCCCTTCCACATCAAGTGTTAAATCTCCTGATGATAAATCTATTTCTGTTCCGTCAATAGTAATGTTATCAACTGTTACTCCACCATCAGCATCTAAACTTGTCGCTGAAGTAACTCCTAATGTAGACTGACCTGGCACCACTAAAGAACCAAACGAACCAGTTGATGTTGATGAACCACTAATTTGATTTGAGCCACCACCTTGAAATGAACCACTTATATCGGCAGCAAGTTGTGCTGAACTTGATACGAGTGTTTTTGAGGTACTACCTGCTTCTACGTCGGAAACTCTCGTGGAGAAAGAAGAACTTACCGTAGTAAATGACCCACTTATAACATTACCTAAACTAGAAGATATATCCGCCGCTATTATGCTACCATCCTCAATATTTGTGGTGGTTACTGTTATTGGGTCTGCACTCTGTGGTTTACCGATGTAAGGCATTAAGTAATCTCCAATACGCTAACCACGACATCTAATGACGTTGCCGTGTCGCTTTGAAATTGTAAAACATCTGCGGCTTGTAAAACGACCTTGTTACCCGCCATGACCTCAACACTTGAACCAACTGGCACAGGCGCAGTCTTGACAACGAAGACATCATCTTGACCTGCCGCACTTCCATCCTTTTTCAATTTTATTGAACTTCCGATTGGTGATGAGTGTGTGTTAGCCATACTAGCACCGAGCACGATTGATGTTGTTGAGCTCGGACAGGTATAAACACCTACGAGAGTTGTTCCGATACTACCACTTGTTATTGATTTAAATGTGTTTGCCATTTTTTATCCTTATTTACTATAAATATTATCCTAACGCAATTGATAATGCTATTATGTCACCATCCAACGTGTCTAATTTTGTTGCCACCGAAGAGCTAAATGTTGTTAGTGATTCTATACTCATACCACCAACTTGAACCTCACCAAAGGAGCCGGTTGAGGTAGCCGAACCACTTATGTTACCGCTTGGGTTAACCACCGAACCACTTATATCAGCGGCTATCTGAGCAGATGAACTTATTACAGAACCCTCAGCCTCACCCTCCTCCGAGGTGATTCTTGATGCGAGACTTGCTGAGACCGCATTAAATGAACCGCTTATCGTGGTTCTATCTAAACTTCTAATCACATCAGCGTTATCACCAAGTGAACCACTAATGTCTGCAGCTATTTGAGCTGATGAACTTACGACCGAACCCTCAGCCTCACCCTCTTCAGCTGTCAATCTCGATGATATGCTTTCTGATACCGAGGTGAAAGAACCACTAATTGTATCTCTTGTTAGGGTTCTGATTACAGCTGCGTTAGAACCTAATGAACCGCTTATATCAGCTGCTAGTTGAGCTGAGCCAGATACTAAGGTTTCTCCTAATTCATCCTCGGCGGTGGTTATCCTTGACGCTAGACTCGAACTTGTGCTTGTAAAAGAACCACTAATCGTATCCCTTGTTAAGGTTCTAATTACAGCCGCATTAGCTCCAAGTGAACCACTTATGTCATCAGCTAATTGTGCCGATGAGCTAACAACGGAACCCTCTGCCTCAGCTTCCTCCGCAGTAATTCTTGAAGCCAGACTTGAGGATACCGAAGTAAACGAACCACTAATTGTTGTTCTATCTAAACTTCTGATGACATCAGCATTTGAACCTAATGAACCACTTATATCAGCTGCTAATTGAGCTGAACTTGAAACTAATGTATTTTCTAACTCATCTTCTGCTATCGTTATTCTCGATGCTAAACTTGAGCTTGTGGTTGTAAATGAGCCACTAATGGTGTCCCTTGTTAATGTTCTTATTACGCTAGCATTGGAACCCAAGGAACCGCTAATATCTGCCGCCAGTTGTGCTGAACTTGTGACAACATTAGCTACCTTAGCCCCTAAATGTTCTTTTGAGAATGAACCGCTTATGTCGGCTGAAATCTGTGCTGAACTTGATAAAGCTCCGACAAAAGTTCCCTCAAAACTATCTGCCGACATGCTACCTGTGGTGTTCACAGAGCCAGTAATATTATGGACATCATCCATACTATTACCAAGCTTAGTAGAACCACTTGTGAATAGTATTGATGCTGATTCAAATGCGGTGTGTACCTCTTGTGCGGTCAAGGTGCCTGTTACAGTAACATCTCCTATTGTGGTCACACCAGAAACTTGTAGGTTATCATCAATTACGACTGTTCCACCAGCGGAATCTAATGTAAGATTACCAGCGGATGTATCAACCTCACTAGCCGCTGTAACACCCACCTGTATATTACCTAAAGTAGAACCACCAGATATATCACCCATATAGGATTTTAATCTTGACATCGTGGCTTTTCTATTTGTACCACCAGCTCCGTCATCTAAAATAAATAAATCAGCATCAACAATCGCCGCACCAATATCATCAGCACCATCTATATCAATTTGGGTTATATCAAAAGTTGTTAATCGGGTGGATAGTGATGCACTTAGAGCGGTTGATGAACCACTTATGTCGGTTGCTATCTGTGCCGAGCTGGTGACAACGTTTGCTACTTTATCACCTAAATGTTCTTTTGAGAATGAACCGCTTATATCTGCGGCTATTTGAGCAGATGAGCTAACGACTGAACCCTCAGCTTCACTTTCCTCAGCGGTCAGTCTTGATGCTATACTCTCTGAAACAGCCGTGAATGAACCACTAATAGTTGTCCTATCTAAACTCCTAATGACCGCTGCGTTATCACCAAGTGAACCGCTTATATCAGCTGCTAATTGAGCCGAACCACTTACTAAAGTCCTAAATCCATTTATGTCCTGCACCAATGCATTTTGACCTGTGTGTATCGCCCATCCCATATAACCATGAGAAGAACATTGGTAGTAAATTATCTGAGGACTATCCTTGTCAATCAATAATGTGATTACGTTACCATCCACCGAGACGTGAGTCGATGGATTATATTGGGTCGTCTTAGCCGCATCAAAATAAAATCTTATTGGGTGTGATGTCGCTCCACTATAATCAAACTTGTAATAACCCTCTGTCAAATATAAGAAAGGGGTTTCAACACCATCAATAATATAACCTTGACTCGAACCAGAATCCTTATAAGGATGGTTTGATGTTTTTGTTGCTGCTGTTGCTGTAAATGTGTGAGCGCTTGCAGCTGAACTTAACTTACCCTCTGCTAATCTAGCTAAATAATTAAAACCTTGTACTGGCTCTCTTCCTAACTCTATCTTTCCTGTGGTCGTTAGGGAACCAGCTAAACTCACGTCGTCGTTAAAATCTATTGTCGCTCCACCAGTCGTTGAAACAAAAGCATCAGCCGATACTGTACCACCAGCTTCAACCCTACCAAATGAACCAGTTGAGGTAGCCGAACCACTTATGTTGACAGTTGGATTTGCGATTGAACCGCTTATGTCGTCAGCTATTTGTGCGGATGAGCTAATGACTGAACCTTCAGCTTCATCTTCCTCTAATGTCAACCTTAGAGCCAGACTTTCAGAAACGGATGTAAAAGAACCACTAACAGCATCAGCTATTTGTGCAGAACCTGATAATGCACCATTGAAAATTCCATTAAATTCATTTGCTGTTATATCACCACTTGCACTTATGTTTCCACTTGCAGTTATATGTCCACCTGTGGAAATTCTTAATCTTTCTTCACCAGAAGTATGAAAACTAATCGTATCAACATCAGGAAATCTTATCTTTGTATTTG